TACAACCAACAAATGCTGTAGTCGGATCAACAAACTTAGTATCAATCGACATGATTGAAAGATTATTTGTCAAATCATTTACAATACTATCTTTAATTACCTGTTGCGCTGCAGCACTTACACCATCTGCAAATCTTAGACTAACAAAAGCCTTGCCGTATTCTGGTGGATCGTTGTCTTCACCACCCCATGCTGACACGTCGTTTACCGAAGAAAAGTTTTGTTTAATCAAACCTTCATAATCATTTGCAGTAACAAGTCTTTGTTGAGCAGCAAATGCAATCGGAGCGTTCTGACGAATGGTTTCGATGTCTTCTTTTGCTCTTCCACCAGTAGCTACAACCGCAGTTGAAACTGATAGAGAATAAGAAGCACCATCCATAGAGATAGTGCTCTGCGCAGAGAACGTTGCTCCAGTGTTAGCAGCTGCACCATTTGAAGAAAGATATGTTACAACTATTTTGTTTCCGGCTGTTGGAGCAACACCAGTCGTAACGCCATCACCAAAGTGTAACTCAAAGAAACCGTTCGGTGCTTCATGAATATCATAGTACGTCGAGTCTGAAGTGACAGAAGATGCAGCATCCAAGTCAGTGTATTGTGTATATTCACTTGAGTTAGCACTGTTATATACTTTTACGTCAAGAGTAGACGAATCCATGTTTTCGTCTGGAATAATGTAAAGCTGTCTTTCAGAAGCTTCACCTACATAGAATGTTTTTGTTGTAGATACACCTTCAACTACAGGAATACTATATGAACCTGCACCTGTTTGAAAACGATAAACACCGCTACCATTATCACTTGCAGTATATGGAACTAAAGTTTGGAATGTATATGATACGCCATCAACCGTAGCACTAAACTTAGTGTTTGCTGGAAGAGTTGCTGTACCACTTCTACCAGAATTTGTGTTGGTAATCTGGAGGTTTAAGTATGCTGTCGCCGATGTCTTAGATCTTGGTGTATAACCAAGTGATTCAGCATGAGAAAGAACAGATGAACGTAGCTGAGCTGTTGTCAAGAAAGATTCATTCAAAGCAAAGTTTGCAACCAAACCGTTGAAGTGAGTGTTGTATGCCAAAACATCGAGCAAGTTAGATAAACCAGCTGCTTCAAAGTCGTAGTCTTCAAACTCTGACTGCTGAGCAAAGAACGTCTTTAACTTATTCTTAATGCTATCAAAGTCAAGTTGTGTAGATGTAATGTTTGTTGCCATGTTATCTTAACCTTGTTATTGTCGTTTCCAGTACAACAATTTCTTCTGTATTTTTAACCTGAAACTCAAGCGTGATTAGAACATTATAGTTGTCTATATACGCTTGAACTTTTAAACTACGTACTGTTGCTCTTGGCTCATAGTTCTCAATCGCTTGACGAATACGAATATTAATGTCTTCCGCAGTTTCATCATCAGCGAGTTCAAATAAGAGTCCTTGAATGCCAGCACCGAATCTTGGTTGAAACGGTTTCTCGTTGAAGTTAGTAAGAATCAAATTTTTGATAGCCTGTTTTACTGCAGCAGCATCAGTCTTCTTATATACGTCACCACTCGGACGATTTGCAAACGTCAGATCGATGTCTTTATAAGTTTTATTTCTTGTCGTAACGAGTGCCTTTGAGGAAAGGTTACCGTCTTCGACTGAAAATGCTCTACTGACCATAAGATTCTCTTATTCTTTCGTATTATTTATAATGATTAAACGCGGTTTAACCTTTTACGATTCTCCAATATGGACCGTCTGGACCTGGATCGCCTTGGTCCTCCACTGCTTTATAGCTACCATTAGGATCAATACGCGCTTTAATTTGTTTAATTCCACGGTTAGCAAAAGCTTCTTTTGGATATTTTTTCCGCAACAATTGATTAAGAACTCTTTGCTTCTTCTCCTCGGCTGAAGCAGCTTTAGACTCTTCATCTTTTTTACGTTGCTCTTCTGCAGCAGCTTTTGACTCCTCACGTGCAGCAAGGCGTTCTTCGCGAGTTCTATTTGCAAATGGGTCATCGCTAGCGGTTGCTGGAGGTGCAGGTGTGGACGTCACCGAAGGTGTAGAGGTTGATGACGCAGCAGGTGCTGGATCAGGCTCAGCTATTTGTTGTCCAGTTTGTGTTATTTCTACTTCTGGAGTTTCTTCTACTTCTGGTGTAACTGTTGCAGCTGGGACTGCTCCAGGTTGTGCAAGTTCTGCAGCTACAGCATCGCTAGTTACTGGAGGTGTAGGTTGTGGAGCAGGAGCATTTGTTGCTGCGGCAGATACAGTAGCAGCGCTTTCTCTTGATGCCTGTTCTGCTGTTGCTGAAGGGAATTCAACTTCGACAAAATCACTGTTACTCTGAACGTTATTATTAAATCGAGTTTCAATTTCTCTCGCAAAGGTTGCAGTATAAGTTTCATCAATGTCAGGAACAGTAATAATTATTTGCGCGTTGATTGACCCATCTGGCGCATAATCATCATAGTCAAGAATAAGCTTGTCGTACTGAATAACATCTTTTAAGTAAACAGCAAGCTCAAACGTTTTTCTATTATCGGCTTGTCCACTAATGTTATTAATAAGTTCATAAACAACGGCACGGCCTTCTGCAGCTAAACCTTTTATATCATCAAGATCATTGACTTCCCCGGGCCCTGGAACATAGTAACCTTCAACAACCGTTAAAGTATAGTCGGCAAACGGACCAGAAGTTCTGTTGTTGTTTACCCACTTCATAGCATATGCATTCGCCTGTAAGTTTCTTGCAATTAATGCTCGATCAGCACGGGCTGTGGTATTAAAGTTAGCGATCTCTCCACTTCCAGACAAGAAAGTAGAAACCGGAATGTCTGGTGCTATTTTAGTTGAGCTGCTTATATCATCAACATCAAGAATTGCGTAGTTCAAGTCAGGTACAAATCTTTTGTTTGCTGGAATACCGGATGGCGTAAAGTCACCAAAGTTACTCGTTCCTCTGTTGCCAACTCTTATAGCACCACGTCTCTGTGTTCCAGACTGACCTGCAATTCTTCCTATTCCTGGGGGAGTTGCGGTTGCGTATCTTGAGTTAAGTTTACCGGCTGAGACAGCGTTTGCAACAAAATCGGTATTATCCCTATTAAAAGGATCTCTCATACGTGATCTGATTTCTTCGGTAGTGAGATCAGTATGTGAAAGTCCACCGGTTTCAGCGTACTTATCAAACACTCGCAACAGCTCGCCTTTTTCTATTGAAACATTTATGACGCCTCTACCACCTACGTTCAAGTAATTATCAAGAACTTCTGCTGTTGGAAGAACAGTTGTAGGAGTAGCTACATTTACTTCTGCTCCAGCAGATCCACCTCCGCCAAGACCCGCTGTGCCGGCTCTTCCTGCTTGAGTCGCTGTCTTAGCGTTTCCTTCAAGCGCACCAAAGAATGTTGGCGCAGTTACACCTTCACCAAACGTAGCACCCTTACCATACATTACAACACCTTCGCCGCCTATAGTTCCGGTGGATCCCATAAGCAATAAAGAATCTGCTGCGATGTTTGCGCTTTTCGAAGATATGTCAGTTGAGTTTTTCCCGGTCATATAAAGTACATTACCACTATGGATTGAAACAATACCTTCACCAGCAACCTTTACAGTTCCCTTTGTAATATTTGTAGTGTTACCAAGTGTTGTAGTTGTATTTGAACCAATTACTGTTTCAGATTTATTTTGTTGAACAATCGTACCCTTGTTCTTAGTAACAGTTTCTCTATGGTTTCCCTTAATCGTTTCTGTAAGGTTACCTTGCAGGTTTACATTCATATTCAAAGCAGATACATTGAAGTTACCACCAACTTTAAAATCAACGTCACCTTTAAAATCATATGAAGCATTACCATTTACAATAATCGTCATATCGTCTCTAATTGTCATGATATGAGTCTTACCAACACTAATGCCAATAGAACCGTCCGGTAACATGTCAATACCAGAACCAGTTCTATGTTTTATGAGAATACGCTCACCAGCTGGTGTATCGTTGTATTCGATAATGTGGCCAGACGGTGTTACGTTAATATCGCTTTTTGTAGCTTGAGTCGGTAGTTCTGGCGCAGCAATGTCAAGATTTTTACCAGTGACACCAGTATATGCTAGCTTCTTGTTGTTTGAACCTCTCCAACCTTTGTTTAGTGTAGATTCGTACCAATAATCTTTTGGCGGCAAACTACCAGAAGGATCGTCAAACGTACCCGGAGCAATTTCACCGGCTTCATCGCCAATTAGTTCATCATCTCTATCTTCAGCCATTATGAAACCCTCTGTTGTCTACGTAGTGCAATCAACGCATCTAAGCTATATGAATTATTTGGATAAGGAGAAGCAAATATTCTCACATTAAATTTATTTCTGCAGTATCGAACAACATCAAATCCTGGATCTGGTTTTCTGTTTGGATCCGTGTCGTTGTGTCCAAACGCTTGACCATACGGAAACACTTTGAAAAATGAATCCATAAACATATCAAAGGTTGCCCACTGAGCGCTAGTCAAACTATCAGAAGATGCATAACGTGGATTATTTGCTACGGCTTGATAACCACCAAGTCTTTGTGCTTCGGCTGATGTTAAATTGATTCCACCAACAAATGAAATGCCAATTGAGTTTCTATTTCTTCTCAAAGCATGAGCACCAGCCTTATTAATGTCTCTGCCTCTTTGCAAAGAACCATCACGTAAAATAATAAAGTGATATCCAATTTCACTAAATCCACGATTTAAATGCGATTGGTGAATTTGTTCTGCACTTATATCTTGGTCAATAAAGTTCGCAGTCCAGTGAACAACCACTTCAGTAATATCCCTTGTCGCCGAGATCAGTGTAGCATCAAGTTCTTCTTGTGTTTCAACGTAACTAAATTGTTCTGCCATAATATCCTCTTAAATAATTTTACTGATAGTCGATTTTGCAGGAAGAGGTAAATCTTTTGCAACCTTTTCAGCCATAGTCACTGGAATATTACCAAGCTGACTTTCAATATCTGGAAGATCTAGACTAGAAAATTTTCCAAGTAGCTGTGCAGCCTCAGCTGCTTTATTCTTTTCAAGTAACTGTGCAACACTTGGTTTTACAATATCTGGTAATTTTACACCAGAAGTTACTTTATCTAATGTTGGACCAAGGGATCCATTCAAGCTCTCAGTTAGATTTTTCAACTGTCCAGTAAATCCATTTTTAATATTACCAACCTCTGCTTCTAAGCCAGCAGCAAACTTTCCGACTTCGCCTAAGAACCCATTTCCAACAGGTAAACTTTTTCCAACAACATCATTAAGAGAAGATAGAAGCGCACCCGGATCAGCGTTTGATGTACCAGCTAATGCACCCGCAACTTTTGAAATAGGATCTCCAGTTACCTGCGCTAACGCTTTACCCATTGCTTCTGGTGTTGGAGCTGTTACTTTAAAATCTAATAAGCCTCCACCTATAGTATCACCGGCAAGTGTTTCCAAATCATTATTTATTGAGGATGGTTCTTTTACTATGTTTGATAAACCTGGAGCGTTTCCAGCAAGAAGAGCTACACCTTTGTTAGCAACTTTTTGAGCTTCTTCTAGTCCTTCAATATCATCGACTTCAGCAGTTAAAGATTCAAACCCTCCGGAAACAGTGCCTATTGCCGCGCCTAAGGTGCTTTCTTTTAAAGCTTTAAACTGCGTTGCCGCATCTACTGCTTTTGGTAGTAGACCACCTATGTTTGCGCGCTGGACTACACCATCAAGTTCTCGGTTTAAAGAATTTAAATTTATTTCTGGTAATTTAACCATTTTAGCCTACCAATCCATATGTATTATAAACGCTCAATGCATTAGCAACTCTTATTTTTTCATCGACTCTTGGTGAAGGGGCATTTCCGAAGAAGCTAGTGTCACTAGGTGGATCATTATAATCAGAAATACCATCCCCAAACTCTGGTCTTCTATATTTTCTCATGTACTCAATTGCTGCGTGGTCTGCTCTTGATGTATTTTCAATCGCAGATCCAGCAGTTCCATTTTCAAGTGCAATCTTCACCCATAGGAGTTGAGAATCTAGAACATAAGGGTGTATTTCTGCGTTAACACATGCATCTAAATAACCTGCCCATTCAAACTCGTCCTTTTGCCAGATGCCATATAGTGGGTAGCCATCTTGTGTACCAGTTTTAGTACCATCAATATAACCCTCTTCAAAACTATTCGAATCTACTATCAAGTTTCCAACAATTCCCGCTGATTGTTCTGCGGTATATCCACCGCCAACACTTGACATAAAGAAGTTAAATGCTTGTTCGATTTTATCGCTGCCAGCTGAAACTGCTGCGTTTTGAAGAGATGGTTCTGATGATGTAGATGTTTCTGTAGGAACTGAAGCCGGTGCTGGAGCTTCTCCTTGAGAAGGAGATGGTGCTTCAACCGCCCTAGGTCTTTCTCTTTCCTGTGCATAGCTCTCTTCAAAAGAACCACCTCGTTCAGCGCTTTGCCTTACTTGAGTTTCTGTTGGAGTTAGCGTATAAGGAATAGATCCAATCACTAATGGTTGTTGTGACTGAGGTCCATCTAAAAATATACCAACAACTTGAGTTCCTACACCAATTCTTGGGCCCCGACCGTACATTAATCCAACTTCGGTTGTTGGAATAACTAATGAAGCCCAAGGCAAGTCAGCATCACGAATCTCTGGATTGTCATGAATACCAACGATACGCACCTTGAGTCTACCAAGTTC